GCCTGTTCCATAGCGACTTCATTATAACCCATCGGAATGGTGTCAATGAAACCGTACAATGCTGAGGCTCTCTGCATGTATTCAAAATGATTGACGTATTCAACATTAATTGTTGCAGTGGACGCGGGTCCACCAACAAGTAATATTACAATAGCTGCCCAACCATAAGTTGATTCTAATGCTTTGCTTGTAACTGCATCTGTTCCAGTGTCTCTAAAACGGTATATTCCATCATCAAATGCTCTTCCGGCTACGATGAGTGGCTTTTCGGCAAGTTCGACTAGGGAGAATTTCTCTGCGAGGGGTAATTGCGATACCCCTGCTTCTGTCGTTGGTAACTCGTTGTATGGGAAACTAGCTGAGTCATCGAAGGGCACATGCGCAACCCACAAATATCCACTAGTTGCCGTCAAAGACGTAATAGTGGAAATTCGTAAGCCCCATGTGGCTGTCCTTCCTACAGCTGCCAATGTATTGATAGCAGTCTGTTGCGGTGGTGCTTGCCCAGCTCCACCGGCCCATGTAATAGTCCCTCCTGTAGTATTCAACGGGTCATACCTATATGTATTCACCATATGGTAGTACGCCTGCGAGTGATATCCCCCGGCATTGGTTGTAAAAGTATCACTAGTTCGGATGATTGCAGTTGCAGTCGGATATCCAAATTCGTCTGGTGACCTAACACCATTAACTCCAGCCAAGAATGGGTTCATTCTCGCTAACGCGTACGCTGACACGACGTTAGTTCTTACATCTCTTCTCCTAAGTCCTGATCCTCTGGACTTGCTCTTGGTCTTTTTATTAGTCACGACCTTGACTTTGATTGTTTGCTTTGTTTTCTTAGCACGTTCTTTAAAACACAACTGTCGTGCTGGACAATTGCACCCTTGTGCAGTCCTATTATCCTATATTTATACAGCCAAACAATTAGGAATGGCAATGAATATTGCTGCTGTCTTACGCGTAGGTTCAAAAAAGGAATCCATTGCACCTGTAGTCCTTTTTGCAATCACAACGCCGCCACTGTTTGGTAGTGGTTCCCGCTCGTTTATCACCTCTGAGCTAGAGTCGACATAGATTAACATGCAGTCCCGATGACCATGTACTCCGTTTACCGTCCAGTTCGACTTGTGGGGGCCGTGTGCCCCCTATGTGATCGTCAATTTGTTCCCCAGGATCTTGGTATAACTGTGAACAGCCGACCAGTCGTCTGTCCAGTTAGTGACATCCTCACACCATAATTGTAAAGCATTTCCAGTTAATATATCATCGATACTAGAGCCCAATTCTAAAAACGGACTCGCTAATACGACGCCAAGTTCAAAACTTGGTAATGTTGTAACAAAATCTTGTAACTGTTGAGGTACCATACCATAATAGTTGTAAAAATGATCCATAGTTGCCTGATCACGAATGTGTTCTACTCCGATTGAGTAGGATTTGAATTCCTTTTCTCTGATAACATGACCACTTGAAATAGATGACTCTAACCACATGCAGATTTCTCCGATTACTGGTATAAACCAACGCGTCTTGTCTAATACAATTCCGCGCATTATGGCTAAAGTCTCTTCTGCTGACCAATTTCTTTTTGTGTGAAAAACCTTGCCCAACCATCGAAATGGTTTTGGACCTAGCACCCTAGTGCCTTCAACACGCCAAAAAAGTGACGAACAGAATTCCAAATGATCGTAATCCGCTGATTCTTTCAACTCAGTCGTCTCACCTTTATCATTGAATCCCAAATCACCGAGAATTTTTGATATTTTTAGTAATTGCTTTTCCGTTAGCCTGTCCTCCAAAAACAACATGCCATCATCTCCCAATACAGCAATCACTTGATCGAGTATGTACGCTTCTTCAAGACCAGCTTCCGTTAAGGCAAAAACCATACTAGCTAAATTAAGTATGGAATTACCCCAACTGGTACACCAGTGTCCGGAATGTACAGACCCGTCTCTGCCTCCTGTTACCCCCGAATTTTTGAACTGTGCTTCATATTTAATGGTGTCATTCATAGCACCAAGCCACATGTCCAATTCATCTAACCATTTATTTGTTAAATGAGCATTCTTCCCGGGTGTACAGAATTCAGTAACAGTATCAAACAAATTCTTTATACACAAATATAACTCTTTCAAACCTTCATCAGAAATGCTTGCATCAAACTTGGAGTGGTCCCATTCGTAAGCTATCTTACCCATATTCTCCATTTTGCTGACAAGCGATCCGATCTGCTCACCTGTATAACCGCCCGTGTAAACGAAAGGTGAGTGCAAATCCATACCGATCTGAGTCACATATTTCTGCAATGATAGTCCCAATGGCCCTATTTCCATAAAGTACTCAGGGTGATGTCCACTAATCATTCGTGGTTTGTGATCGGCAGGTGTTTTATATAAAAATTCACGTTTTGTGAACGCGTCGACTCGCGTCCGTGGTGGATAACAGCCTGTTTTCTGAAAATTCGCATGCGCTTTCTTGTACGCATCTTTTTGGTTGGTTGTACGATCTTTCAAAATCTCGTCAACGTCCATTGCATCAAATTCAGGTTTTTTCCCAAACAATATTTCACGTTGTAAGTATCTACCAAAAATCCCATTAAAACATCTGAAGGCGTCAGTCCAGCTGCCCTTCTGATAACTACGTTTTAAGAATTGTCTCGTCACTAGTGCATTAACATCTGAGTGAAAACAGTCATTGTGGATGTACGGAGTACAACATTTAACTGAGAGTCCAATTGAGTATTTTTGGGTTTTACACCCACAACCTCTTATTTTATCAGCCTTCTTCGCAAGATCCATAGGGATTCGCAACCAAGCGCCATCAGCCATAGAATCGACGGGGATAAATCCTCTGCAGAAAGTTTCCACAAAGCATTTAGGCTCTTCTTTCGAGGGCTTACGAGTTCCAAATCCAAAAATGTATTCCATAGGATCAAAAACAAAAGAGTGAAAGTTTGGATGGTTTTTTCTGAACCAATGCATAAATCTTGGTTCTTTTCCATCAAAAACAGCGTTATAAATGTCTTGCTTCAGTTTGTTCTCCCTGATTGGCATTATATCTCCATGTAACCAGATTTCCATCATTACTGATAAAAAATCGTCTGCGTAAGTAGTTGTGTCACGTAACTTTTCTTTGTGACACCATATGGTCATGTTTGATTTAAGCCCTCTGAGAGTCTCTAGCGTGTGTGGTTGCAAGACAAGGTAGATTCGACCCCAATTCCGGATTTTGTCC